CCATATAAAACAGAATTAGTAACTCTTGTATTTATAGGTACTGCAACAAGTAATATTTGGACAGTACTAGGTAACTTAACAACTTATGGATAAAAATGCCTAGAATATCATCACTAATCACTAAGGGGTTTAATACTCCTTATGTAGTGCCAGATTACTGGCATATTCCTCAAGGTGCAATTATTATGTATTCTGGAAGCTCAGTACCTAGTCTAACAGGTTGGACTAGGTACTCTGCAGCAGACGGAAAATTTATAAAAGGCACTGCAACACAGTCTGAAATAGGTACAGTAACACCAAATAATAACGATCAGCTAGGTGCCGGCGGAACAACTACAGGTAGTGCTGGGTATCACTCAGGCCCTTTAACTATAGTTAAAGAAAACGGCATCGCTAATCCACAAAATTCAACAGTAATGTCATATACTCTAGGTGGGGGCAGTCACGCACATTCTTTGTTCTATAGCCTAGGTGCCGGAACTGATTTAAATCCTCCAAGTACAGACTATATATTATTAGAAGCTACTCAGGATCAAGAATATTTTCCTGCTAATGCAATAATTAGTAAAGCTACTCAAATAACAGGAAGTACAAAAGAGTTATCAATAAATCAAAACAGATATATAAGAGGTGGATCAACATATGCTAATAACTATGCTACACAGCGTAGTATATCTGGATTTACTGATCAACAAGGTAGTCACACTCATGGACCAACAAGTTTTCTTGGAAGTACTTTTGCTAGTGGAACAAATACCTTAGCTTTTAGAGCTGAAAATAGCAGTTCAGGATTATCTCACTCGCACAGCCTTTCCGGAACCATAACGGGTGCTACACTTCTAGGAACGTTACTAAAACTCTGGAAATTAGGTTCTAAAATGACTGCTGAAGATAACATAATAGTTATGTATACAGGTAATATTGCTAATTTGCCTAGTTATTGGAAAGTATGTAATGGTAGTAATGGTACACCAAATATGGTAGACTTTTTTCTTGGATATTCAAGTGATGAGAATACTGCTCATAATACTTATACTCCTTATAGCGCACCATTTAGTTCAGGAGGTCTAAGTACTGAAGCATGGACTCATTATCATACTAGTGGTCAGGCTTTTAGATTTGGTACTGACACCGCCTACTATCACAGTAGTTTTAGTATGTTTCATTCACATACTTTCTCTAATCCTAATGTTGTAATGTTCCAACCCGACGAAATAAAGTTGTGTTTTATTCAACTTACTAAAACCTTATATTAATATGATACATGAATATATACAAATAGATACCTATAATGACACTGCTAGTTGTAGACTTAATGGCATAACTTGCAGTTTTTCAAGCGCTACTGAGTTTATTACAGCTATTGGTTTCCCTTTTCAAGTAGGCTTATTAAATTGGGAGCCTACTAGATCCCATTGGATAATAGAAAGATTAGGTACTCCACCAACTGTTGTTAGTGGTAGTACTTTAGTAGAGATGATATGGTTAGACGACAATAAATCTGCTATTACAGAATATTGTAGACAATATCACGAAAAACTACCAAAACCTTACGAAGTAACTTTAAGGGATGTTAGAGATGGTACTTTATATATGACTGATTGGGTACTACAACGTCGTCAAGAAGAACAACTTTTAAACTTACCACTAACTTTAACACAAGAAAAGTTTCAAGAAGTATTAATGTATAGGCAAGCATTAAGAGACATGACAAATACATACACTAGTCTAGATACTGCTGTGTGGCCTGTTAGCCCATTGGAGTAATATATGCCAATTTCTTTTCCAGATAATCCCACACTTTACCAAACTACCACAACAGGTGGACAATCCTGGGCTTGGAATGGAGAAGCGTGGGTAAGTTCCGGTAGTTTAAGTGCTTACTACTATGTTCTACCTGATGCAAGCTCAACAACCCTAGGTGGAGTTAGAGTAGGTTCAGGACTATCGTATACATATACTAGCCCTTGGACTGCAACAATAACCGGTATAGGCTCTACCACAGGTTTAGCCGTTAACGATGTAATAACAGCAACTAATAATGTAGGTAGTTTAGGTACTGGAGGTACTTATACTATATTATCTGTACCTAGCTCTACTAGCATAACTTTTAGAGCGGCAGGTGGTACAACTCCTATAGCTGGTTTAGTAACTACTATAACTAAAGGTGGTAGTAATTATGCTTCTGGAACAGTAACCGGAATTGTTGGAGCAAACGGTACTCTTAATGTTATAGGTGGTGCAGTAGGTGCTACAGGATCTAGTGGCCCTCCAGGAGGCTATCAAGGTGCTACAGGTGCTTCAGGTATTCAAGGATTTAATGGTACTAATGGACAACCAGGTTCTACAGGTGACCAAGGTGCTACAGGTGATCAAGGTACAATAGGTGCTACAGGTCAAGGTGCTACAGGTGCTTCAGGTGCTACAGGATATCAAGGTGCTACAGGATATCAAGGTGCTACAGGTGCTACAGGTGCCAGCGGACTGCAAGGTGCTACTGGTCAAGGTGCTACAGGTGCATCAGGAGCAACAGGTACAATAGGTGCCACAGGTGCTAGTGGACTACAAGGTGCCACAGGTCAAGGTGCCACAGGTGCTTCAGGTGTCACAGGATATCAAGGTGCTACAGGATATCAAGGTGCTACAGGTGCTTCAGGTGTCACAGGGTATCAAGGTGCTTCAGGTGCCACAGGTACAATAGGAGCAACAGGTGCCTCTGGACTAACTGGACAAGGTGTACAAGGTCTACAAGGTACTACAGGTGCTACAGGTGTTACAGGATATCAAGGTGCTACTGGTCAAGGTGCCACAGGCGCATCAGGTGCTAGCGGGTATCAAGGTGCTACAGGTGCCTCTGGGCTAATGGGAGCTACAGGAATAGGAACCTCAGGTCCTGCAGGACCCACAGGTAATATTACTAAAAATTACTTATACTCTGGTAGCTTAACTGTTAATACAGGTACTTTACGTTTTTACCTTGCTAACTCAGCTACTCTTACTAAAATAGTTAGTATTCTTCAAACAGCAGGCTCCTCAGACACTACTTTAGTTGTTAAAAAGAATGGTACTGCTATACAAACTATTACAGTTTCTGCTAGTACAACTACTACTACCTCAAATGTTAGTATTGCTCTTTCAGCCCTCGACTACTTAACAGTAGATATTACTGCCGCAGGAACTTCTGCTGCAAACCTTAATATGACTTTTGTTTACGGATAAAATAACATGAATTATAAATCAATTGTCCAACATTTAAACTTTCCTGAGTTTTATCAAACTCGTACTGAATGGGAATATTTATATATAATACCTACAGAAACTTGTCATACGTTACAAGATTTTTGCAATTTAATTACTGAGTACGGTATAAACTGCCAAGAAATAAAAATACACTCTACAGATCAAACCAGTTGGTACGTTATGTTTAAAAAAGGTGGATCTATTAAACCAGATTTTCCAGGTCAAGTTATAGTAGCAGAGTATACAGAAGATCCAGCGGTTGATACTCCTGTTCAACCAGAATTATACGTACCAGCAGAGGTACCTGAAGATACAGCTACCCCTACAGTAGGAACATAAAATGTTTATAAAATTACTTTTTCATACCGGAACTAATCCACAGTATACTTTTAAAATATTAGATTATTTAATTAATCAAAGACCAGCTACAGGTACTAATTTAAAGACTTTGGTAACCGCAGCTAATGCAACTTTAGGTGCACTTATTGATGGAACAAATAGTGCTATATGGAATAGTGGCACAGGTATAACTGCACTTACCAGCAATACTAAATCTGTTTTTTATAAACCTA